TTTATTTTTTCCTCCTGTTTTTCCATGCTATAAAATTTTTGTATTTTATAAATTCGACATCCCACAAAGATATCTTATTTTTGTCTATTATTATAAAAGGATATTTTATTTCAAAATTCCTCACATTGATATACTCAACCGAACCACACCCATAATCCAAAATTAAACTTTTCATTTTTGTCTTCCCATGATATAATTTATTTGATTTAGAATTTCATAGTCGTTGTTGCTGCAACGGCTTTTTTATTTTCTGTTTTCATACTCATTCTCCTGTACAGTCATTAAATTCAGCTAATACATATCCATATTTCAATATCATGTTAATTGCGTTTTCAATATTATCAAAAGTTTCAAAATGTTCTTTTGCCATTTTTTTTGTAAATCTAACTTCAGGTAAAAAGTCATGTGAACCATCACTCTGTATATAATAGACTTGATACATTGTTTCCTGCTGATCATTTATTATTTTGTCTATTGATGCCTTCTTCATCTAATCCCACTCCTTTTCTTTAAAATATACGTAAGTAACTACCACAAGAGCTATCCATAATCCATGTACAACTATTTTAACAATAAAATCCTCTGTAAACGCTTTTGATTGATTCAATGTAAGTGCAGTTATGAATATTCCATACCACAATAAATTTTTTTTGAATCTACTTGTCATTTTTAATTCCTCCTATTTTACATTTATTCTTTTATTCCATTTTTTCTAAGATAATTAAACATCTCATTTTCAGTATCAAATATTTCTGATGCCTCTTCATTATCCTCGTCATACCACTCGACAAAGTATTTTCCAAATCTGATACTTTTACCCCAGTCTTTTAAAAGACATTCTCTATTATGAATGTACTTGTAATCTTTAGTCATTTCTATCACCTTTTTCTTCTCTCAAAAACCTTTCATAACTCATTCCCATATATCGCTCAACTTGTATACGTGGAATATGATAGTCCCATGAGCCTCTTGGTTTTGTTGTTGTTGGTTGCACTGTCTGTATTGCAGTACCAAATTTAAAATTACCTCTCTGCAGTCCAATTCTTACCGCCTGTGCAGATTTTCCAATAAAGTCTGCACACTCTTTTATTGTTAAAGTATTTTTCATTTTTATCACTTCCTTTCCTTTATTGGTTTATAATTTCTAAAATTTCAAAATCCATCAATGAAATCACAACTTTCTTTTTTGACATTTTTGTTTTACAATCATAGGAGTATTTTATCTTTATTTCATATACTCCTAGATTGCTTTGTCATCTATAAATATGTTCAATGGTATTCCTTGAAGATTTTTTATAATCTTAATTTTATGTTTTTCCATTTTTTCTCCTCTTATTTTTTGTAGATTTATTTTCTACTTATTGTTTAAAAAAAATATTTTCTTTCTCTCTTAATGAATTTATTGATAATATTGTACAAAGTTTTTGAATTTCTTCTGCTTTGAACTCTGATTTATTACTGATTTTCAATGATAAAGCATAATATGTTAATCCTAATTGTGATGCAATTGAATTCAATTTTAGCCCTTTTTCTTCTATTTTACTCCTCAATAATTCTGTATCTGTCATTTAATTTCACCTCTTTTCTTTTGTTGATTTTTTATCTACAAAATCAATATATCATGTAGTAGAATTTTTGTCAACTTTTTTTTATAAAAATATCAAAAAAAGTTGATTTTCAATCTATTATGTGGTATATATAATTATAAGAACTTAGGAGGATTTTTATGGGAATAGGTGAAAAAATAAAAAAAAGACGGGAGGAATTGGGATATACTCAAGAGGAATTAGCTAAGAAAATGGGATATAAAAGCAGATCTTCCATTAATAAAATTGAAGTTGGTATTAATGATGTTGCTCAATCTAAAATAGTAGAATTTGCTAAAATTTTAAAAACTACTCCTGCATATTTAATGGGATGGGAAAAACACGATACCGAAACAAAAAAATCCGAACGTGATTTAATGATTGAAAAATATCAGCTAACTCCTGAAGAATTAGCTGAATATGATAGAATTATGAAATTAAGTATAGAAATGAATACTTTAATGTTTCAAAGCAACAATATAGAATTGGAGGTGGAAGATAAGGAAGAAATGGATTATGAACTATCAGAAACTTTAAAAAAAGCTTTTATCAGTTCATTAATAACTAAACGTAAAAAAGAAAAAAAGGAGTAGTATGAAGTATAGAAATATAATAAAAAAATTAGTTAGTGAATCCGGAACAACAAATTCAGAAAAATTATGTAAGTTTTTAGGAATTAAGATTTATTACACTAAAATGAATTTCATGGGTTTTATAGTAAAAATAAACAAAGTTATTCATATTTTCATTAATTCTGCTCTTTCAAAAATAATAAAAGATATTGTAATATTGCATGAATTAGGACATTATTTCTTACATCCAATTGACGATTATCTACTAATGAAAGATAAGTTTCTTTTTACTGAAAATAGAATAGAGAATGAAGCTAATTCATTTGCTATAACTGCTTTCAATTTTCTAAATAATTCGTACGATTATATTTCAGAAAATGATTTGAAAATTTTAAAAAAATTGAAGACATATGTTTAGGAGAATGGCTATGATTAAATTTATTATTTTAGCATTTATTATATCAGTTATACTTTGGTTTAGAAATGGATTAAAAAAAATCAAGGAGATTACACCAGATACAGAGAAATTTTTTCTTAAAGAAAGCCAAAGAGGATGGTATGTTAATCATGAATATGGAACATTAAAAGTTATGAAACTTATAGAAAACAAGAAAATCAAAGAAATTAAGCTTCCTCAAGAAATTAGAGAAAAGTATTCAATAAGGTATTTTAGAGATCTTATTAAATATTTGGTTGAGAATAATTTTTTTAAAATAGAAAATGACACTTATATTATTACAAACAAAGGATTAGAATATTATTCTTTAAGAAAAAATTTTTTAATTGATTTAGAAAAAGGCTGGACAATGACACCTCAGGAATGGAAATCCATGACAGAAGAATGGGATGAAGAAAATAAGAAATATAAAAATTAAAGGAGTTGAGTAAAATGGCACAAAATAAAGTTATTGCTGGTGCATATCAAGGAAAAATGGTAGGTCAAACATTTGGAAACGCATATCTTCAAACTAGTTTTTTAAAAACTGTTTTTCTTAAAGATATCGTTGTTAATTATGAGGTCTTAGATTCAGATAGTAAGAAATCTATGTCCAGTGCATTATTAAGAGGTGGATTAGGTACTGCTTTGTTAGGCCCTGTTGGTTTGTTAGCTGGATTAAGTGCAAAGAATAAAAACAGCAAAATTGTTGCTTTAAAATTTAATGACGGACAAGAATGTGTTGTTGAAGTTGATGATAAAATTTTTAAAGCAATTCTTAAATCACTTACTGGAATTAAATCAAATTTTGGTGATGATAAAGAAAACGATAAACAGCAACTGGAAGATAAGGCTAATAATTCTTCACAAGCAGATGAAATTCTCAAATTTAAAAATTTACTAGATCAAGGGATTATTTCTGAAGAAGAATTTGAAGCAAAGAAAAAACAATTACTAAATTTATAAAAAATTTAATATAGGAGGAAAAGTTTATGAAAAACAAAAAAGTATTTTTAGTAATTTTATTAGGAGGAGTTATTCTATCATTACCTACAATAGGAGCAACAAAGAAAAGATCTGCAGGAAATTCAACAACTGTTAAGTTTAAAAGTTGTAAAGCTGCAAAAGCTGCAGGGTATTCAGATATGAAAAGAGGAGAACCAGGATATAGTTCGAATCTTGATAGAGATGGTGATGGAATTGCCTGCGAATCAAAATAATGTTTAATAAGTAAAAAAAGGCCCTACTGCAAATAGGACCTTAATATAAGTGATATACTTACATCTCGCAAATTAAGTATATCACACAAAACCGACATTTTCAACAAAGGAGTGTGATTTTTTTATGCGAAAACCGAATGGCTATGGAACAGTAGCAAAATTAAGCGGAAAAAGGAGAAGACCGTTTGCAGTAAGGATTACCGCGGGTTATACGGACGAAGGAAAACAGATATATAAGTACCTCGGATATTATGCTACAAGGAAAGAGGCAGAATATCAGCTTTCACTTTACAATGCGAATCCGTATGACATTAATTTGAAAAATCTAACTTTTAAGGATGTCTATAAAAGATTTTACGATGTAAAGAAAAATACTGGAACAAGTGAAAAAAGACTGAAAGCATACGAATCATTCTTTAAGAAACTTGTACCGCTTCATAATATTAAAATGGTAGACATTAAAACTCCGCATCTGCAGACATTATTTGACACATTTACTGAATTTTCTCCGCTATATGTCCGTGAAATCAAGTCTTTCACAGGATTTATTTACAAGTACGCGATGGAAATTGACGTACTTGACAAGGATTATACGAAATTTCTTAAACTTAGAAAATTTAAGAAGCAGAGAAAAAATAGCATATTTACTGCAGAAGAACAACAAAAATTGTGGGAAAACATTAAAATACTTCCAGGAGCAGATATTCTTTTGATACTAATCTATACAGGGTTTAGAGTAAACGAACTTCTATCTGTGAAAAAAGAAAAAATAGATCTGGAAAACTGGACTGTGACATCAGGATCTAAAACAGATGCAGGAAAGGAAAGAGTAGTTCCGATACATCACAGGATACAGACTCTGATTATTGGATATATGCAGACGGACGGTGAGTATTTGATTCCAAACCACAACTTTAAATCTCATATGAACTATTCCAGTTTCAGAAGATATTTTTCTCAAATTTTAGAAAAACTGAAAATGGATCATACGATACACGATACAAGATACACATTCATTACATCTCTGCGAGAAGTGACTGACAATAATGCTGCTATTACAAGCATTGTCGGACACACTAATATACAGATGACGGATAAATATACTTTAACTAATATACAAAAAATGAGACAGGAAATAGACAAAATAAATTAGTTTCCTGTCTCCTCAATGGAGCATTTTTTTGTATATTCTGTGTATATTATAGGTTAAATTTTTGATGTTCTCACACAACATTTTAATTTCAATTTAACTAATAAAAATACATAGAACACAGTAAAATCAATGCTTTCAAATACTCTGCGATTAAAATATTAAACTGCAATCAGTCTTTACATTACACTTTGCTACTATTA